TCTTAATCCTTGAAAAATGATATCTTTGCTACACTCTAAAAAATTCTTAATATCTTTAGCTAACACAAGCGGAGCTTTTTTTAATTCATTGTTAATTTTAAAATTTTCAATGAACCAACTAAAGTTTAAAGAATGAATATTATTACTTATATATTTTAAGTGTAAGCATTCATCTTCTGTTAAATGCTCGCAATAATTTTGTAACAGCAAGTTAAACGCTTTAGACATTTTTTTGCAACCATTCGCATAGGTTTTATTACTGAAATATTGTTCTTCAATATGCATCGTTACGAAGTTTGTATACTCTCTATTTTCAAACTGAATGCCGTCATTAAAAACAAAAGTTATTTTTCCGTTAAATACTTCTGGATTATCCTTAATACGTTGGATTGAGCTTTCATTAAATCCAATGTTAAGCAATGTGTAAGAACTCATTGAATGTGGATTTGTTACTGCTGTTACGTTATTTGATATTTTAAATTGCATTTCTATTCCTTTCTTATTTGATTAATTATATTGTTATTGAAAATAGTATTATCGCTGAAGGCATTAAAAGAATTATTCCAAATAGTATGATATTGCTATCATTATATTTAAATCCTATCAATGCAAACAAAATGCTCATCATTGGAAAAATGCCTAGCATTACTGTGTAAAAAACTGTTTGTATATTATTTATGTCTAGTATGTTCATCTGTCGTTCCTTTCTTATTGTTGTCAAAATTCATTGACATAATTTATTACTATATATATACATGAAACAAACGGCGTTTATTGACGAGGTTTTGTCAATCTCTGGAGGGTAAAACCCAGATTTTTAAAAAGGCTCTGAAAATAGCCGTTTTTTTAAGGGTGTGATTCTTGTAACTATACGTAATTACTGGTAGTTAGCATTGTTACAATTTGTTACAAATTAATTGTTTTTTGTATTTTCTCGAGGATAACCCCTTCGACAAAAACATCACTAAAAACTGCTTATTGAGAATCAATCTCAATTAGACACCTCCTCGAGCTCTCCTCGACAAAAATTTGTAAGTGCCCGAAAAACCGTATAGTTACAGCGATTTGAAAAATAATTATTTTATTAAAGAAAATGCTTGACTTTTAATTTAAAGCATTCACTTAAAGTATCACTTTAACACTTAAATTGCTAAATGAGAATCAATCTCAATATTAAATATTGCTAAAAATTCTAATTGAGAATCAATCTCAAAATAAAAAATAATAAAAAATTCTAATTGAGAATTAATCTCAAAATGAAAAATTGTAATTAATTCTAATTGAGAATCAATCTCAACATCTAAAATCTAAAAAAATTTTTTGCTTACGCAAGCTTAAGAGTATAAAAAAGTGTCTTAAATGGGCTTATTTTGGGCTTAATAATGGGCTATAATAACTCACTCTCTAGATATAAAAAGTTTTATTTCAGAGATACACCCCCCATAAGCGGATAAAATCAATTTCATGTCGCTAGGTATCACCCCTCGATAAATGTGTATTTTAAGTTTTAAAAAAACGCCTAAATTCAAAAAGTTTGAAAAGAAGTTTGAAAATGCATATATTAGTATATGAATAAATTAGCCAAAACAAAGAAAAACCCTAGTAAGGTATTAGCGATTGATATTATCGCCTTAAATCCATCATTTACGAACAAACAAGTGGCAGATAAAGTAGGTGTTAGCGAGTTCGCTGTAAGAGGTTGGAGGCAAGACCCAAACTTTATAGATGCTTGTTATGATAGGTATATGGTTGAGTTCGGTTCGCAGCTTCCTAGCGTTTTAAATGCGATGCTTAGAGAAGCTCAAGCAGGAAATGTTCAAGCTGGAAGACTTGTTTTAGAACATAGCGGAAAACTTGTTAAGAATATAAACATTACAGTAGATTCGCCTTTTGAGAAGTTTTTAAAAAGTGTTCCTGATGCAGAGGTAGTAGATGATATGGAAATAGTTGAGGCTGCTGAGTCTGTAGAGGTTGATTTTAGCGAATTGCCGCCTAGGAATAAAGAAAACCAAGATGTTAGGGCAAAAAAAGAGAAATATAAGACTAGAGAGGCGATTTTAAAGGAAGAAAAACGAGTTAAGAGAAATAAACAGCAAAAAGAGTGGTATAAGTGGCGAAAAAGAGCTAAAGCTGTTGGTGTTGAGGCTTTAAAAGAGAGAAGACCGACTCCTGCTCAAAGAAAAGAGTGGGAAAGTAAAATAATAGAAGCTGAAAACAAATAATCTTATATTTGTATCTTGTCTTCTATTTCTACGTTATCAGGAACTAACTGACAATAACAAAATTCACGACATAAACTCCATCCTGTAGCTGGAAGACCCTGTGCAATCCAATCTTGATAAGATTCTATTCTTCCAACTCTGGATTCGCAGTCAGAACATATTTTAGGAGTTCCAACTGAAATCCATTGCATTAACTGATTGCCATAAACTTTATCCTGTCCGATTCGAGAGCCTTGCATAATTCCAGATACGATTCCTCGTCTAATAGAATTTCTGAACTCTCCAAAGATTCTTCCATTGGTTCGTAAGTCTGTTTCGAGGGAGTTAATAATTGATTCATCTGATAAACCTGCCTGTCTAAAGATATTAATTTGCTGTTCAACTCTTGAAACAAATACATCAATCGCAAATCCGACTCCGAGAGTTGCCCAGAGTAACGTGTTTTCATCTTCTTCATTAAGATTTCTTTGATTTTCTTCAATAACTTCATCTATAGTCTCCTCTGCCATTTTATTTTATAACCTTTGTTGATATTTTTCTTTTTCTTGATGCAAATTGCTTTAAAAACTCTTTAAAAAATTGTTCAACCATTTTTGGAGTAGGCTCATAGACTATCCATGGTCTATCAACGACTTCTGTGCCTCCCCTAACTCTAAATAAAGTTTTTGATTTGCCTTTGCCTGCATAAAACCCATCTCCGCCTTTTTTGTTCCAATTATTTCTAAAAATAAAACCATCATTTTGAGCTTCTCCGTAAGCTGCATAAGAAATGCCCCTAGATGTCTTTTTAATAGAATTTAATAATTTTCCTGTGCTTATAAGAGGCTTATTGCCTGAAATACCTCTTAATCTTCTTACATCTTTTGTCATGCTGCCGATAGGCTTGTCTTTAAAGTGTTTTCCAGTAGTTATATTTTCTTTAAACTGTTTTACAACATCGTTTAAAGAAGCTTTAGATACTTTTTTTGAAATTTTTGTTAATTTTTGCTTAGGCTTTGAAAAATCAAAATCTATAAAAGTTTCAATCTTTAACATTAGTTATCTCCTTAGCAAAAAACTCTCCAAGCTCTTTAGCTTTTTTATACTTGTCTAAATTGTCTAAAATTGAGCCCTCAGCTATTTTTTCTGCCCATTTTCTAGGATTCAGTATTATCTCCTGCATCGATTCCTTCTGGTTGAACTCCACCTTGAAGTCCTGCAGCTTTTTGAGATTGCTCACGAACTCTATCAAAGATTGAGAGTTCTTTTCTTTGCTCTTTATTTTTGCCAATTATCTTCTCCGCTTCTTTTCTTGTTAAATCGCTATTATATTCCATTAAAAGACCTGTTTCATCTATCATGTTGTGATTTAATCTATGTTCATCAAGTAAAATTTGGTCTTGAACTGTTTTAGGGTATTCAGGTTCTTTGAAATCTAATTTTAAAGTTTCAGGAAGCGATATGTTGTTATAAGCAGCAATTTCTTTCTCTATGTGATAAAAATCATGCTCATACATTCTCCAAAGCTCTAAATCGTCCTGATAATCTTCAAATCTTTCTAAATCTTTAATTTTAAGTGCTATACCTGATGGAGTTTCTCCTCCGTCTTGTGCAAACTGGACATACAGGTGGTTATTTTGAGCAACTAAATCTAATTGAAACTTAACATTTTCAATTACAGCATTTAAGTCTCCTTGTGGAGAGGCAATATTATAAGTTGCCCCTTCAGGAAGGTCTAGTATCTGGTCAGAGCCTGCTCTTTCTATCCTTTTGTCGCTATCTACGCCTGTCATATAAGGCTGCCCAAACATTTGAAATCTAAGCCCTAGTTGCATTTCTGTTATGGCAATATTAACGTGTTCGTTGCAGTCAACAATGTCGTTTGCTCCATCAACAAAAAATTCGTCTATCTGTTCTTCTCTGTGAGTAAAAACAAAAGGCAGAACGCCATAGCCATGTTCATATTCATCTATTATATTTCCATTTTCATCGTAATGTGCATATATAGAGCTATCCCAATAAGCCCACTCGCATTGCTCCGTATATGATATGTCGTCTGCGTGCATTAATAGCGGATACATTATAGCCTCAGGAGTAAAAGGGTCTGAAAGATAAACATCAAAATAATAAACAGGTCTATAATCAAAACAAGGCTTTCCATAGTTTTCTTTATATATTACTTGAGTAGCAACTGTTCCCATTAGGCGAGTCATTCTTTCTATATGCTTAAATCTTGCATCTTTTTTAATAGTAAGTTCGTCATATTTTTTACTAACATTCCTAGAAGTGCCAACTGTATAAATTCTGCTCATTTTGTTGATGAAACGTCTAGTAAAATTAGCTTTATATGGAGGAACTTCTTGAAAAGCGGTAGAATTAAAATATTTACTTATATATTGCTCAGTTCCATTGCCACCATAGTAGTTTAACATTTTTCTTACCCATTCTCTCCTAGCTTTTTGGTTTAAATGTTTTGATTCTTTTACTGATTGTTTTATTATTTCTTCTACTGTTATTTTATTGTCGTAAATCATCTTGTCCTCACTTTAAATTCTCTATTTTTAATTGGAAACTGGTTTATAAAAAAATATCTTATCATGTCGCATCCATGGTCATGATAGCCATCTTTTACTGGCTCTGGTTTTAAATCTGTCCCTTCTTTTGGCTCTGGGTATCGATAATTTTCTAAATCTATCATTATTCCTGTGCATTTCTTGTCTATATGTAAAAATCTTTCGTTTTGTGCATTTTCTATGAAACTTCTAACATGAGAGACTCCAGAGGCTATGCTTTTTGAAACTTTATCTCGTTTTGTGTGTATGTTTATTCCCTTTTTTTTGAAAATCTCTATATCTCCTAGCCCAGACTGCCCTTGAGCTTGCATACCAGCAGGGTCTCCAAAATATCTTCTAACATTGTATCTTTTGTTGGCGATGGTTTGTGCTAGCACATCCGTCTTAATGTTTGTTTCATGTATTATTTCA